TTGATATTTTGATTTTTCTTGATGAGTTCTATTATTCTCAGATCGGTAAATCCATATATCGGAAACATTAGCGAGAATGTAATGATATTTTCTATATCTCTATAATTGATGACCTGAATATTTCCTTTTGCGGTATATTTCTGCGTATTAAAATTAGTTAATTCGCTTGGCATTGTAATATTTTCTTTCGCGAGAATATCAATGATATCATTTTTATCACTTATTAGAGTTAAGTTTTTGAAAATAAATACTAGGCGATCTAGATTGGTACGTTTGTATAATATTAGGCGACTATTTTCGCCAATAATAGGTAGTTTATAGGTATTGCGATGGATAGGTGTATCCCAATACTTCGCGCATGCATCAGGTTCAAGACTATGTTTCTCGCAATATTCCCTTTTTATATCCGCAACTGATTTCCCCTCTTCCCTTTCGGATAATTCGTTAACTATTTTCTGCGCATTTTTATTTTTGGTTTTGGAGTCGACATTCCATCTCTGTATAGTTAGACTTAGATCTACCGTATCCACAAAGTATTTAATAGTTGTGTTATTTTCACTGACTATGTCGAAACCAATTATATGGTCACGCAACATGTCTATTTTATTTAATTTCAATTCCATTCGCGACAGAATATCGTTGAATGTATTATTTTTATTGATTTTTAGTTGGTATGTTTGCTTATCATTTTGTATTTGAAGATAGATGTTGAAGTCAGCGTCAGAGACAGGGGCCACGGTGGACTCAGCGGCAGAGGCCGCGGTGACATCAGCGGCATCAGCCGCGGTGGCATCAGCGGCATCAGCCGCGGTGGCATCAGCGGCAGGGGCCACGGTGGCATCAGCGGCATCAGCCGCGGTGGCATCAGCGGAAGGGGCCGTGGTCTGGAATCGCTCCCTTGTTTGTCGAATGAACAAAAAAACCCAAACCGCAATGAATACGAGGCTCAGTCGCTGGTCAATTAGGTGTGCCCCCATTCCCGCCAACAATACCATAAATCCCAGTAAATTGTTTCGATTAATAAAAATCAATAGTAAATAAAAATTCAATACTAGTATATTTTTTTTCAAAAATGATTTGACATCCATTATATATAATTTATATAATTATAATTATATTTATATTACATCTATCAATTCAACATGAGATAGCATCACATTGCGACAACAATAGCGTTTCAATTTTAGTTCATCTAGGGCCTTTCCCTCGGCTGTCTTCTTGACATTGCTCACATTAATTATAGTTTCTTCAGTATTACCTTTATATTTAACTACCAGTTTCTTATATGTTTCATATTTATCGGCCAATACTTTTCCACAAGTCCAACATCTAACAGGGATAATCATTATGTTATTATAATGCTAGTTATTTATATTTTTATATTTTTATGTAATAAAAATAAAATAAAATAATATTCAATTTTATTATTTTTATTACATAAAAATATAATAATTATTTTCATTACATAAAAATATAATAATATTAATTGTATTTAAAAAAATGAGCATATTATATGATACAATCGATGTTTACATCTTATATAACACAAACAACCTTAAATTTTTTCAACAATATATTTACGAAGCCAGATGAAAATAATTTCATTATAGATCCATTTACTTGTATGGTTCGCTTAGCTGTTCTATCATTCAAACCGGTAGGAACTAAAATCAGCGTGAATGATAACAAGATATCATTCTGTGAACCTGGGTTTTTCCAGGGGCCTTTACGATGGAGTAAAGGCGATAATCGCGAAGACCTTCATAATCTATATTTGCCAATAAAGAAAGCATTATTATGGTATGATACAAAAGACAAACAGATAGCCAATATATTTTCTATGAGTATAAAAGGTCTGGAAACTTTGAAACATGCGTATAATAATAATTCTATGATATGTCATTCTATTGACCATTATAAAACATATATTAATAATCAGTTTGACCAAACAATAGGTGAAGAAGATGATAATATTATCCATAAGGCTTTACGAAAATTATGGAACCCCAACGAAATACAAATAATTAATAACATTATAACAGAAATGACGGCGCATGTCAGTGTTAGCGGTCATGATAGCGATGATTTGATGGCATTAATTGCCGCCGTTGAATCTATTTTGATTACTAAAGAATTGAAAGTGAAAAAAATAATTCTGGAAACTACGACATTACTCGGATGAAAATTAATTTATTTATTTATTATATAATGGAATGCGTTCGTATCATATCGCACGGAATCATAGGGGCAAATCTCCTTAAATTTAAAGTACCAGCTAACATAAATTTAATTCAATATAGTGTTCCTACACAACAATTAAATGTAATTGAAGCAGAATATTTATCCAGGTCTTGCAAATTAATTCAGAAAGATTTATATCTCATTCATAAAAAAAAGGGCAATATATTGAAATCAAGTTACAAACTTCATATAACAAAACCTGGAGATGAAACTCTCGATCTAGAATTAACATTTGATAATCAATTTAAAAAATATATTAAACAAGGTATCATTTTATTAGATGGCACGGTGCTTGAAAAAAACCAACCTGGTATAATTCATTTGTCTTCGGTATTACGTGAGATTAGCAAAACATACCCAGATAAGATATTTAATGTTATTCAATTAAGTTGCCGTGGTGGAAAATATGGAGAAACAGATACAAATGAATTGTCGCGACATTTTTCTGGTATGAATATCTCGGGATATGACAAAATAAACGATTTATCTTTAAAAAAATCTGAAGGTTATTTAAAGAATTTCTATCATGAAACACATAATAAGGCCACAGCACTAGCATTTCAAAAAACGGCACAAGCTAATAATTTAAAAAGATTAATGAAATCGCGGCAGCGAACTCGACCGCGAACTCGAACTCGAACTCGGCAGCGTTCGCGTTCAATGAAATCACGTAAATCTATCGGTCGCACTCTCGCACAATAAAATTATGAACGTCAGCGTATTTATTTTTATTAATTGGCAATGTTCGCCGATTTCCATTAACTACATAAATGATAGTTGGTAGAAATTTAATTCCATATAATTTTGCCATTTCTTTATTTTCGTCAATGTCTATTTTTTGCATGACTATATTTTTATGATTATGTCGATTGATGCGATCCCATATCGGCATCATTCGCTTTGATGCCATACACCATTTTGCATAAAATAAATATACTACGCGTTCATCATCATGACTAAATTCCTCTCTTAGATAGTTCCGAACAACTAATATAGTGAACCCTATAGCTATTACTATCAATATTAAATCTGCGTCCATATTACTATTCAGGCGGATAATAATCCGCCGTTAATCCGCCGTTAATCCGCCGTTAATCCGCCGTTAATCCGCCGATAAATGCGTCTATCTTCGCTTTCAGGTCGGCATCTGTCGTTTCGGTAATGTCGAGGCGTTCCGTCATATCGTCCATGGTTTTTCGCAAGGAATTGCGTTTATCATCGGCAGTCATTGTCTTAATTCCACGCACACTTAAATACATCATCACGAGGACAATCGCGGAAATTACACCGATTACTAGCCACGAATTCATATTATTATTATTATAGTCGCTACGTGTCATGGCAATATTGATAAATACAGGTATCAAGCATCCCAATCCTATAAAGAACGCTTCCATAAATGGCGCGTATTTATTCAAGTTTCGAACGAAAAACGAATCGTCAACCGATGTGTCACCAGTATATCCACCATCATAACTAGTCATGTAAATGAATAGATTGATGATTGCCGCACCAAGAACCGCTCCTATGGAATCCGAAAAGGTATTCCCAAGCATTGCCTTGGAACCATCTATCATATCAAACTTATCCTTTATATTTCGCACATATTCAGTCGTTAATCCTTTACTAACTACTTCAACGGGTATATTTAATGGACGGGCACTATCTTCTCTGATAAAATAATTGATATCTTCCATAAGATATTTCATTTCGGGATACGTACTTTCCAGAGACCCTATTTCCTTATTAAATCGCAGTGTTTGATTGATAACACTACGCCATTTCCCATTAACCCAATTATTCATATAGGTAAGATTTTCTCCGATATTGTCTTTATGTTTCACGAATCGCGTATCTACTGAAAATGGCGACAAAAATATGTTTAGAAACGATGTATCAAGGGCATCTGTTCCCAATTTTAATCCGAAATTGTCCAGGAAACCGAATATAATAGCACCAACTCCCAACGTCATGATCATACCCGCCGTGGTGAATTTCTTCCCACGAATATATTTTTTCACTTTACTTTCTGTAAGTACCGTATTGTTCAATATAGTTAAAATCAATCCCATAAAAAACATGAAATAAATACCAGTGAATTGATATTCGCCCGATTGTATTATGGATGCCACGAAATATGTCGCTATGAAAAAAGATGCAAGTGCTATAGTAGGAGCGGCAAACCGAGTTAATTTATTATACGCCTGTTCTTCTTCCTCATTGGCATAGGGGCCATTATACACTGGCTCAATTATATATATTGAACCGGTGAATAACACGATTAAAATAATAATAACTATAAAATTAATTTTATTGTCAGCCATATAATATACCATAGCATATTATATAGCATAGCATAGCATATTATATAGCATAGCATAGCATATTATATAGCATAGCATAGCATATTATATAGCATAGCATATTATATAGCATAGCATATTATATAAAGTAATAGTTAAAGAATTATCGCATGAAGGACAAGCTTTACACCTTTGAACATTTAAAACGCCGATTATTTATAAAATTGATTTAAATTTATAAAATTGATTTAAAGATTATGTACAGTTAATTATTAAAAATGAGTACTGATACTTTCAATGAATTGGAGATTGAATTAATTAAAAAATTTAATAGAGAAATATATTTGTATTATAAATTAGTAGGGGACGAATTTAAAGAGTATGTTAATAACTCAAATAATAAAGACCTATTAAAATGTTTAAAAAGAAAATATAGTTATCTTAAAAAATATAAAATTAGTAAACGTACTAAGATTACTGATTGTAAGGCATCTTATAAAGAACTTTTCGGTGATAGTTATTTTAAGGAACGATTTTCAGATTCAGATTTTAAAGTATTATTAAAATATTGTATTTCTAAAATAAGAGGGTTGTATAAACACGCACAGGCACTTAAAACCGGATTTTGTAATGGACAAATTATTACTGGATTTTCTGAAAAAAATACGATATCTGTATGTATTACTAAAAATACACTTGAAGCAAATGAACAGTGGTTAACAAGATTATTTAAAGAACTAAATAACAGATATCCAACATGTAAGTTAACAGACAAAATAATGATTATTTCTTCAAAAAAAAATAATCTCAACGGACATGCGACGCATTGTAAAAATATTGATTCAGCGTGGAGCTATCTTAAAAAAAGTAATAAATTTAAGATTGTATTTATTTGTAGCAATAAAATAAGAATTCAAGATATTTTAGAACTAGCGGTATCCTTTCTAGATCTAAGAGAAGAACTCGTAAAACAATTACGCATACTTCACGACGAAGCGCATAATACTAAAGAAGGTATACCACCTTTTAGAAGTATTATCGAAAATATATTAATGCAACCTAATGTTATATCATATCAACCAATTACTGCTTCTCTTGGAAAAATTGCTGATAGTGACAATCCAATGTGGTTTAAAGACAATTTGGAAAGACATGCCATTAATTTTACTGATTTTGATAATACCAAATCGGATGATCCAAAATATTCATCGATTATTGATGCTATTAAAATTACGTTCGAACAATTAAAATTAAATCCAAATTGGGTAAATCATAATATAAACGAAGTATCTAGAATTAATTTCATGAAAGTAGACGATATATATATAAATAAAAGTTTAGATGATTTAACACCAGATGAAGTAGAGGATATTGATAAACGAAGAAAATTAGAATTCTGTCAATTTATGAAAAATAATAGAGAAAAAGAAGCATTGAATAATGGATTAAATTTATTAAATCTAAATAAAATACTAGATTTTGAATATCATTTATCTAAAACATTTAATCTTCATATTATTTCAACACCTTGTAGAAAAGTATTAACACATGAGTTGTGTATTAACGCTATAAAGAAGGAATATGACCCAGTTGTATTGGGAATTTATGGTAGTCAAGGTAATAAGTATCATTTATTTGTCAATGGTGAAAAGGACAGATGTGTAGATGATATAATGGGTGATGGTGAATTTAATACTAAATTATTTGAATTAATCAAATACCTTAAATCACACGGATATAATACAAACCGTCCTTTTATAATCATAGGTAATTACACTCCTACTGGCGAATCATTGTCTTATGTAAATTATAACTATGGTACTGTAAGAGGTGTAACAAAATTAATGTCTACAAATGCCGAAGAAGATTATC